TGCTTGATAACCTACAGCAGTATTGTTAGATGCTGTGGTGTTTGCTCCTAAGGCATCATCACCAACAGCCGTATTTGCATCACCCGTTGTATTTGCGTCAAGTGCCGCATTACCTATTGCGGTATTGTTTGTTCCACCAGCTTGATTTACCGCTAAAGCACCAGAACCCACCGCAGTATTGGTAGACACAGCACCCGCACCACGACCAACAGTCAGACCATAGATCAAACCATCCGTAGCCGCTGAGTCTTTCAGCAACTTACCTGTCGTGCCATCAAACAGAGCAATGCCGTTTGCAGTCGCAGAGGCTGGGCCGTACACATCACCAGAAGCCGCTGTAGACCATGACAGAACACCAGAGCCGTCCGTAATCAGAGCCTGACCGCTTGTGCCGTCATCTGCGGGGAATGTCAGTGTGTAATTGCCAGCCAAAGATGCTGGCGCACGAAGGGCTACATACTCACCACCAGTCGTGTCTTGAAGGCGAAGAGTGCCTTGAGCAGTGATGTCTACCTGTGTAAATGTTCCAGCCAACGGAGTAGATGTGCCAATAATGACGTTGTTTATCTGATTACCGCCGCCTGCTATTGTTCCACTAAGAGTAAACGCGCCAATTGTGTTGGCGGTTAATGTTGTGCCGTTGAATGTCAGATTGGCAGATTGAGCAAATGCGCTTGTGCTAGATGCGTAGAAAACTTGATTAGCGGTAAACGCTGTCAACCCTGTACCGCCATTAGTGGTTGCCAATGTGCCAGCTAAAGTAACTGCACCAGACGTAGCAGAAGATGGGGTAAAGCCTGTTGTGCCAGCAGAGAACGTAAGCACTGGCGCAGAAGTGGCGTTTGATGCCAAAAGTTTTACCGTGCCTGCGGAGTTCTTGAAGTACAGCTTTTCATCAACTGTATTAAGTGCTAACTCTCCAGCAACAAGATTTGCAGAAGACGGTGTTGCCGCCGCAGTTGTGCTGAAATAAAGAGATATGGGCGTGAAGCCTGCTTGTGCCATTAGAATGTTCCCCCAAAAATGCCTGTGGTGGCAGTGACAGTTGTAAAGTTTCCTGTTGTAGGCGTTGTAGCACCAACAGTACCGTTAATGTTAATCGATGCAGTACCAGATAGGTTTGTAACCGTTCCACTGCTTGGTGTACCCAAAGCCCCATCAAACGTCACAAAAGCGCCAGCAGAGCCTACATTGACCGCCAAAGCAGTCGCAACTCCAGTACCTAGTCCAGTGATAGAACCTACCGCTGGAGTCACCGTGGTGTTACTTGCCGCAGTCAGTTGACCTTGTGCGTTGACAGTAAACGTACCAACCTGCGTTGCAGAGCCGTACGAGGCGGCGGTTACAGCAGTATTCGTGATGCTAAACTGCGTACCCGTGAGAGTCAGTCCTGTGCCTGCGGTGTATGCGCCAACACCAGAGAATTGTGACCACACAATGCTGTCTGTACCAACCGTCGTCACAGGGTTGGTCTGAACCCAACCCGTGCTTGCGTACAAAGTTCCATAGGTTACAAACGTAAAGTCTCCGCTTGCAATTTCTATTGCCGTATCAAAGTCAGTTGCACGAGTTAAAACCGTACCACCCGTAGCCCATGTGTAAATACCGTTGTTAGCCTGAGTCGCCTCGTTCTTAACCAAAACACGGTCACCATTGAGTAGTGTGTACCCATCAAGCACCGATAAAGCATTGGATAGCGTTAGAGTAGCACCAACACCAGCAGTTCCATTGTTGTAGGTTACCGTACCTCCAGTAATAGATGCAAGCGTTGCGGGGGTAGCCGCCGCACAAGATGCATGGACATGAAGACCTTCAGCTACTGCATCTACATACTGCTTGGTAGCTAACTGCAAAGCACTCACAGGGTCTTGCGTTACAGCAACAGAAGTCAGACCACCTAGCGTCAAACTTGATGCACCCAAAGCGATTGGAGTTGTACCAACAGTCACAGAAGAGTTAGTCAGGCTTGCGTTGGCAATGTTTGTCAGCGTATTGCTTGAACCACTAATTGTTTTGTTGGTTAGCGTCTGAGTACCAGTCAACGTAGCAACAGTCGAATCAATCGCAATCGTGACAGCGGAAGAACCGTTAAACGATGTGCCTGACAAACCAGTACCAATGGTCAATGCGTTTGTTGTATTTGCTGTAATTGTTCCAGAAGCGCCCAAGGCAACAGTGATACCGTTGTAAGTTACTGAACTGTTTGTTAAACCCGCATTAGGAATTGTCGTGCTGGCAGTCATAACGCCAGTACCGTTTCCGTACACATAACCAGTCAAAGTATTTGCACCAGTACCGCCACTTGCCGCATTAAGCGTACCGCCAAGGGTAACAGCACCGGATGTGTTAGTTGAAGGCGTAAAACCTGTAGTTCCTGCACTAAAAGATGTTACACCACCTGCCAATGAAAACTGCCTCCAAATACCTGCTGAAAACCCATCAAAAGTAGATGTTGAAGTGTTAAAACGAAACTGCCCCTCAGCACCAACAGGTTGTTGCGCAGAAGTTCCTTTAGGAATGATCATGCCAGCGGTACCGGGCATAATGGCGTCACTCTCTATAGCAATCGTAGGATTGCCTGCGCCATTGCCATTAGCAACAGTAATTTGATTGGCTGTGCCGGTAATTTGACGACCTGCAATTGTGGTGCCGCCTACAATTGCCAGCATACCGGTGCCAGATGCATTAGCAATAGCCGCCGCAATTCCTGTTAATTGAAAAGTTGGATTGCCTGATACGCCACTGCCATCAGTAATTGAAATGCCATTACCTGAAGCCGTCAGTGTTCTAGGGGCTACAGTTGCGCTACCTGTTTTAGCAATAATGCCATTGCCTGAGGCTTCTAAACTACCTGATGCAGCATTCAATGTTATTTGCAACGTAGACTGCGCACCGCCATCAACTAAGCCTATACCTGTGCCGCCTGATAAGGCGCGGCTGTTAGCTAGCTGTGGAGTTTGATTGACCGTTAGGTATGTGTAAACTTGCGACGGAGATGCAGAAATTGCACTCGTCGTTGTCTGGACTGTCACACCATTTTGGACAATAGGAACTGCCTCAGTGCCTGTAATAGCACCAGCTGCGGGTAGTTGCGTAATTTGTATATTGGCCATATTACGGACTCAGGTTGTCAAGGTTGCCATTAGTCTCTGGATCATCAGTATTCTGCTCCGGCGAGATATTGTACGTATTATAAGGCCCAGTGATCAACGAATCTTGGTTTGCAGCTACACTGACATCAGGCCTTGGAAATCTAAGTGCAATCTTTTCAGGCTGCCGCGCTGGTAAACGGTATGGGTCAAACTGATCTCTGCAGCCATGATCACAGACTTTTAAGCCCGGATTATTGCCATCAGGCATCAATTCAACATACGCTCGCTTCATGTGACACCGGTCACAAATTGCAATACTTAATACCGCATTGCCAAGAGTATCGAGCGTACGTGGCATACCTACCTCGTATAGTAACTAATATTAGGAGCAAAGTAAATCGGACTCTTGTCTCTTTCTTCCTGCTCAGCAATATTCCAATACTTTTCAGCTTGCCCTTCAAGGTAAGAAATACGATCGCCTTGAACTGTAGGTAGCTCCATAGCCATCTGATGCGCAAGCATATTCTGAATGGCCAGATACCATCTCTGAGGAATTTCTATCTCACCTGATAAATCACCTACATCTTGAATTTGCCGATGTCTCCAGACCACGATTTGTGGAGCGTATGAAGACGGCGCGGGCCAAAGATACATTGCAGGCTGAGGAATGTTACGGTCAAACCAAAATTGCAACGGGTAAGCGCTGGTAAAGTTCTTGTTAGGCAAGTTTGTGTAGTCATCACGATTCAAGCGTGCAAGTGGAATTTCCGTGGCATTTGAGCCAAAAACCACCTGATAAACACCCATGTTGGAGCCTGCTGTTTGCAAGATTCTCCAATACGGCACGCTCGCAGAAGGCTCTAAGTCGTAGTAAATCCACGTGCCTGCAACCCAAGTAACTGCTCCGGGCGCATAAACCGTTGTCCAAGTTGTGCCATTGGTAGAAGACTGAATTGAGAGGGTCACTGAGCCGGATATTGCTGGTAGTATACCCACGGTCCCCATGTAGATGTCATTTCCAGACCCGTTATTTATGCCAATAAAGCCCGTGTTGGTGGTTAACTGGCAAATGTTGGTATATATACCATCAAAGGCGTTGGCCGCAACGCCTGAAGAACTATTTCCACCAGTAGTATTAGCTGTGACTGTTCTGTAATTGGAGTTTAAAACATCTACCGTGCCCGTTGGCAGGTAGTAAACATACTTTTCAGGATTAAGACCTATGATTGTTTTGTCAATGCACCAATACTGAATTCCACGATTGGCAAGATTGGAAAGCACGTAGTAAAGACTGTCTTTTGAAGACTGCACTTGCTCAGAGGTCAACTCTTCAGCCAGTTTGCCGGCGCGTCTAGCGCCATGGTCGATCAGATTCTGAACCGTGATTGTTGTTTGGCCAACTGTTCCACTAGTGCTCATACATTACCACCCAGGACAATTCCAACGTTTAAGAGACGCGGCTTTACGAGTAAGCTCGCCTTTTTCATCGCGCTTAGGCCCCGGCATTCCAGACATTCTAGCACAAAATGAATCTTTACGACCTTGATCAGCTTTAGTTTTTGGGTTAGGCGCAGGCGCTTTAAGATTGGCGCCAGTTGCTCGATTAAACTTATCGCGGCCTTTTTTTGTTAATCCGGCGCCTTGACTTGTAGGTAGCTTCTCACCACGTGAGACAGAGAGTCTAGGGTCGCCGCCATCTTTCATTTTGGCTGTTTTGGCTGATTGCTTAAAGTCTTCAGCCGTTGGCGCGCCTTTGCTACCCACTCTGCGCATTTTCTCCCCAGAGCCTTCAGCGATTCTTTCACGTTTTGCATGAATGTTAGCATACAGACCGCCTTCTTTAAATTTCTTGCCCTTGTCGGCCTTGGCAAACTCTTTGCCAACTTTTTGTGGAACACCACCATAGCCGCCTTTTGTGTGAGCTGCAGCTTGCATTAAACGATGCTGAGCTGGTGATTTGCTTGGCATAATTAGTTATACCCTTTGACCATTTCTAAAATGCACCAATAGGTGTCACCAGAAGATGCATCAGCCGTGCTAAACATAATGTCACCAGTAACGCCAGCACCGCCGTTGTTTGTGATGCCGCCAAAGCCGCTCATATCAAGCGTTTGCGTTGCGCCAGACGATGATAGAAAGAACGGCACATCCGTTGTGGCGTCAAAAAACATTCTAACTTCCATGCCATGATTGGCAATGTAAATTTTATTGACTGTAACTCGAGTGCAAGTTTGACCTGACGCGCTTGGCGTTAGTGCAGAAACATCTACTTTTAAAACCGCAGACTCACCAGTGCCGTCACTGATGTTTGTAAATTTCATGATGACCATGCGCTCACCATCGATAAGCGTTTGGCTCGTAACCGAATCAGCCATATTTTTCTCCAATTAAAAGGAAGGGGCCGAAGCCCCGACCTTGATTAGCAAGAACCGCCGTAAGCTTTTTTCATCTTACCACCGGTTTTGTACTTTTGAATTACGCCACCTGTAGCGTACTTCTCAATTACCCCACCAGTTTTCAG